TAGTCGCACAACAAGACGAACCAATGATGATTCTTGAGGATGATGCGATCATCCTAGAAAATTATGATGAAGAATACTATGAAAGATTAGCCGAAGAATATAATTGCATTTATCTTGATTATGTAGAATGGGAACCTAGTAAAATTGTTAAAATTGACGAAAAGATACACATTCCTTCGTTTCCGCATCATTTAACTGCTTATATCCTGACTCCTGAATCAGCAAGAATATTAGGCAATGAAGAAATAATGCAAAACATAATCTCTGCCGATGAATATGTTCCATTAATGCTGAAACGATTATCCCCCTGCGCTTTAACCAACACTTCAGTATTACAGGAACTAATGGCAAATACCGCCACAGATATTCAAAAATACATCGGCGATGAGTGGTTCATAGATTTTAAAGTTCACCCAATAAATATTAATGAACATAATATAACCAGCCAGATAGACATCCACAACCTAATAAAGTCTTACATAAAAGATTTGCCAGACCACGATGTCGTTTTAATGAACAATTCCGTTGACATTTCATTATACGATTTGGATACAGTTGTCAGGGTATACCTCGAGTTTTGGAAAGCGATAGTGTTTTCTGCGGGAAGGTTATGTTTCCCAGACGTTTCTCTTTCTAGTGCGTTTGACAACTACCCAAGAATGCGTGCTAGTGAATATACAGGAAATTCATACTTGAACCTTGATTACTTTATGGCTGAAGTCGGCGAATTGAGGAAGCTCTTTGCCCAAATAGAAAAACTCTCGAACGAAAATACAAGCGATGAAGACATAATCCTATTATATCAAGAGATGTTTCTTTCAAGGAAATACGATATCGCTCTTGATTATGAGAAGAAAATACTTTAAATCAACCCTTTACATTTTCATATAAATAAGTTATAATAACTGATAATAACATCCCGCATATATATTATGGAGCAACCAATGAAGAAACTTGTAATATCCCTAGAGAGAAGACCTGATCGCAGGAAACATTTCTCAAAGAATAATGAGAAAATAATAGGAGATTTTGAGTGGGTTGATGCAGTTGATGGTAAAGAGCTAAATCATCAAGAATTGTTGAGTTCTGGTGGAGATACAAATAAAGCATTCCGCTGCAAATTCAAGAATAGAAAAATGACTCATGGCGAAGTTGGCTGCGCGATTTCTCACATAAAGGCTTGGGAAATCGTCGCACAACAAAAAGAACCAATGATGATTTTCGAGGATGATGCTGTAATTCTAGACAATTATGATGAAGAATACTATGAGTCTCTAACAAAAGAATATAACCTTATCTATATTAATAGAATTGAAAATAATCCAGATAAGGTTACATCTATTGACGATAAGATTGAAATTCCTTCGTACCCATATAATCTAGCAGCGTACATATTAACACCATCCGCTGCTAAAATATTGATCAATACAAATTTTTCAACATCTATTATACCAGCCGACGAATATGTTCCATTGATGCTCGGGCACCTGAAACCTTGCGCACTAAAGCAAGATTCAGTCATTCAGGCTGGGAGAGATATTCTCGCAACAGACATAGAACCTGTTGACGAATCAGATTGGTTCATAGATTTTAAGGTACACCCAATCACAGTCGGCACTGACCGCAGAAAGAATATCAATATGATGACCTCAGCTAACTTGAAGGGGATATATCCCAAAAACCTTGGGAACAATGTTTATTGGGAAGGGACTGATATGACCCAAGAAGGCGGTGGTCATAAGATTAATTTGGTTAAAGAATATATACAAAACTTACCAGATACTGACGTTGTTCTATTTACAGATGCTTATGATGTTTTATATAATGAAAATATAGAAACAATTACTAGAAGATATTTGGGTTTTAATAAGAAAGTCTTATTTGCTGCAGAAGATACTTGTTGGCCAGATAAGACGCTCTCTAGTAAATTTGAGAATTGGCCAAGAACCAGCGAAGAATACCACACAAAATACCAGTACTTAAACAGTGGCGTGTTTATTGCTGAAGTCGGAGAGCTTAAATCCATGCTATCTGATTCGTCAATAAACAATTCGCAAGACGATCAATTATTTTACCAAAGATTATTCCTATCGGGCGATTATGATATCGGTCTTGATTATGAGGGGTATATCTTTCAGTGTCATGAGCCTGAAATATCTTTCAATGATGTCAATAATGGCGGACAATTATACAACCCATTGACCAACTGTTGCCCTTGTATCTATCATGGCAATGGAGGCGCAGCTTCTGCTGGCAAACTTAAAGAATTGACTTCTACCATACATCTCAGTTCCCCAATGCTATATATTCCTCACTATGGGGGCGTTGAAAAAATAAGCGATGATATGTTCTTAATTGATTTTATGACACAATATCAATGCGAAGATATGATCGCCCTTGCCGATAGAAATGGTCAGTGGGACAGCCTGTCGTATGATAAATTCCCAGCTCAAGAGATACGTTTGAAGGAACTTGACCTTTGGGATTCTATGGAACGGCACTGGGAGAATCACGTAAATCCAATAATCGAAAAGTTCTATCCGCCTATGGAGATGTATGGCATGCGCGATGCGTTTGTGATGAGATACTCTATGGACACTCAAAGAAAGCTAAACCTACACACAGATGCCAGTTTGGTTACTGGCTCAGTCAAATTAAATGAAGACTATGTCGGAGCTGATTTGATTTTCCCAAGGCAAAATATATCTAATAAAGATGTTCCTGTGGGTAGAGCAATAATATTTCCAGGACAAGTAACTCATGGCCATGCTTGTACTGAATTGACTAGTGGCGTCAAGTATAGTTTGACTATGTGGTCTTCAAGATATCATGGCGATTTAGTTTAATGGGTAAGTTGAAATTTTACGCACTAACATCTGGGGATTTATGCGCATTGAGAAGGCATATTTCCCCAGAGTATAGTAACATACCGAAGGAAGATCTAATTGTTGTTATAAACACTATCGACAACCAATATGAAAGGTCTGCGGTTGAGTATTGTGAAACAGAAGGAATTGAGTATCATGTGACTGATTCCGATGGCACTGCAGCAAAAGGTAAAAACTCAGTTCTAGAATTATTTCTCAATTCTGATAATGAATACATGGTACAGGTGGACGGAGATGATTACCTGACTCCTCATGGGGTTTGGCTTTATAATCATTTAGCGGATTCTGAATCTCCACCTGACGCAATAGCATTAATGAACCAGATGTCTTACATTATTGATAAATCTGATGAGTTTGTAAATTCCGAAGAGTTTATCAAAGAACCAGAAAAATATTTGAACAATAGAGATTTCGACATACCAACCAAGCTTGTTAGGTTCTTTGATTTTGATTATGATGCGATTAGTGGGTTAGATTTTATTTCTGAGTTGGTTGATCGGGGCGTTAATCAAGAAAATGCCAAACTGTATGGTAAAGCAAATATGGTTTTCTATAAGAATGCTATTAAATATTGCCAGAATAGCGAATCTCATCACCGTGTAACATGGCTATCAAAAGCTGCTGCTTCCTTACATAAATATCCAGAAGGGTATAAAATTGGTGAGGATACTCTATATTATTATTTGTTAAAAAACGAGGCTCTATCTGGAAAAATTGATTTTAAGATAAATGATGAGTATCCAGCAACATACATATATGACCAAAGAGTCCCATCAACAGTTGTCAAAGAAATAGATGGCGGGAAAAATTGGCAGTGGATGGTAGATTTTAATGAAGCTGTTAGTTGTTTTGAATCTGCGGGAGTGTTGTCTGACATTGACTTGCCTCTTTTAAAAATTGACTATCCAACTGACTATGCTGCTAACAGTCTAGGCACCTCTGGGAATTTACAATATACATTTGATTCTGATCATAATCATAATTTTGAATACCCAGCTAATGCATCAGAAAGTTCTATTCAAGAAAAATATAATACACTATTCTCTAATTGTTGCTGTTCATAAATTATAAATAGAGAGTTAATCGGATAATATAGGAATAGAATAATGGGAATAATGTCGCCTTCTGGCAAAATTTCACTAGGCAGAGCGTCTTCCTTCACAGCCATTGAGCATGCTACTAGAAGTATCGCCCACGTTCATGGGTCATACTATACGGATTCTGCGACCAACCCAGGAGCTAAAGATGATCAGGATAATATCTCACTCGGAGCGTTCCGCAGAAATCATCCATATTACACAGACCACGTTCACAGCACCAACACTAGTGTTCCTACAGTTGCCGATGCGGAAATAAAATTTTCTGATTTTTATAGCACAACTGGTGGCACCAATACTCGATGGAATACTGCTGACCAGTACCTTCCGCTCACCAGCAACTTTATGAACAGAGACACTCAAGATCTGACATATGGATCGAGCCTAAGAGTCTCGTCACAGCTTCGTTGTACGTGGGAGCTCACGCTGAGTCGATTGAAGGTTCAGATGTACGACCATGTATATCAATCTGGTAATAATTCCTATTTTCTACGACATACATACTATTTTACGCTGGTAGGGGGGCTGGACAGAACCGTTAACGCAAGGTTCGAATCCATCGACAAATTAGAGTGTAGATTTAAATTCAATAATTGTTATCTGAATGCTTATAAGCAGCTCGATAGTGGCACAGCATTGTTTAAATGTATTTATCGAGCAAATAGTTACGATTTAGAGACAGGCGATTCATCTTTTTATTCGGTGGCATCAAATACGACATTAAACCCAATGACTCTTAATACGGACTACTGCTTAGTAAATAGCGGCAACCCTACAAATAATTCAACTTTTGGGTGGGGAATAGAACTTGCGGCGAATGCTGGTTCGCCTCAGGGGGAAGATAACATTAAAATTGTACATTTCAAGGCTAATGCCTATGGTTATATTGATATGGAATTCCGCCTATACAGCGAAGAAAGGTTTTCAAATATTCTAATAAGAAAGAGTAGATATACTTCCACTAACCCAGAGCTATATGTAAACAGTACAGACCAAGGGTTCAGCGGAGGAAAGGGGTAAATATGATTTCTGCAAATACAATAGTTTGTAAAATTGAAACTGATGGCGGGGGTTCTGCCGTCGAAGCTGGGGAATTGGTTGTTGGGGATACAATAAAAACATTTTCAGATTTAAGCGATTCCAGAGCAGGAACGACGGTTTCAGAAATCGAAAGAATTGAAGAACACACGGTATCTAGTTATTATAAAATTGGAAGTGGCGCTTTCCCAGAGGGAACACCGATATGGATTTATGATTGGCGCAAATGGGTAAATGTAGAAGATCTTGAACCGCAGATGGTGAAAAAGAACAATCAGCCAGTACCAATAGTGAGAATGGAAGAAGAAAGGACATTCCTTTACCTCAAGACAACTCCTGGTTGGTACAACGTATCCCATAAATATGATTATCAGGTTACTCTAGAATCAGGTGACGAATATAGTGTTGCTGCGGAGTTGTTGACAATAGTAAGCGGTAATTATAAGGAATAGCAGATACAGAACAATCATCTGTTATAAATAGAGTCAGAATAAACTAATTTGAGACTCTTAATATGGCGAACCCCACATCTAGAACACAATTAAAAGATTATTGCCTTCGTAGACTTGGTGCGCCTGTCGTAGAAATTAATGTTGACGATGATCAAGTTGCCGATAGAATTGATGATGCTCTTGCGTTCTATCGCGATTATCACTATGACGGCACCGAGCGTACATATAGAAAACACCAAGTTACCCAAACAGATATCGACAATGGATATATTACAGTTCCAGACACCATAACTGGTGTTATCAATATTTTCCCAATAGGAACTGGTTTACAAGCAAATAACCTATTCAACCTAAGATACCAAATAACACTAAATGAAGTCCACGATTGGGCTGGCGAAAAACTACAGAACTATGTTTCTTCAATGGAACGAATTGCTATGCTTGAAGAAATACTTGTTGGTAAGCAACCGTTAAGGTATAATCGCCATACTGATAAGATTCATATTGATATGGACTGGAAATTAAGAGCTCCAGTTGGGACATATATTATTGTCGAATGCTACCAAGTCTTAGATGCAGATACAAACACGAGCATGTGGGGCGATTGGTGGTTGCGCCAATATACAACTGCGCTGATCAAAAGGCAGTGGGGCGAAAACCTTAAAAAGTTCGAAGGAATGCAACTTCCAGGCGGTGTGACCTTTAACGGTCAAACTATCTGGCAAGAGGCAACCGAAGAAATACAAAAACTCGAAGAAGAAGTGCAGAAGAATTTCTCCATGCCAGCCATGGATATGATAGGCTAAATTATGCCAACTACAAACTTGTATTTTAATAACCATGCGTTTAGTGGTGAGCAAAACCTTATAGAAGATTTGATTATAGAATCTATTAGAATTTATGGGGTTGATTGTTACTACATTCCAAGAACATTTGTTGATGAAGATTTAGTATTTGGTGAGGATACTTTATCTAAGTTTGATGATGCATACTTGATAGAAATGTACATCAAGTCAGTTGATGGTTTCGAGGGCGAAGGGGATTTCCTTTCTAAGTTCAATATTGAAATTCGTGACGAAATGGTTCTTACTGTTTCTCGCAGAAGGTTTGGTGAAGAAATATCTCTTGCTAATACAACTAAAGATATTGGTCGTCCAGCTGAAGGTGACTTAATTTACTTCCCACTCAATAATAAAGTATTTGAAGTTAAGTTTGTTGAACACGAATCTGTTTTTTATCAAATGGGTTCACTACAAACATATGACCTTCGTTGCGAATTGTTTGAATATAGTCATGAAACACTTGATACTGGCATCGCTGCGATCGATTCTATTGAAGACGCATATAGCGGTGACATTTTACAAGAACTTCTTTTAGAAGATGGATCGGTTTTTGTTACTGAAACAGAAGAAACCCCATTCGGTCTTGAAACGTCAGAAACAATTCAAGATACAGATAAAGGGGCATCTAATGACCAGTTCAATTCTAGTGTAATTGACTTTATTGATTTCAGCGAGATGAATCCATTTAGCGAAGGAGATAGTTGGTAATGTTTGGTAGTCACTATTATCACGGAGCAATCAGAAAATATATAGTAATGTTCGGTTCAATGTTTAATGATATTGGTATAATTCGATACGATAAACAAGGCAACCGAGCTCAAGCAATTAAAGTCCCCATTGCATATGGACCAAAAGAAAAGTTTTTGGCTAGACTGAATCAAGATCCAGCTCTGAGTAGGCAAGTTGCGACTCAGCTTCCAAGAATGTCATTTGAAATAACAGATATGGCATATGCGCCAACTAGAACTATTAATAAGATGCAGAGAAATACTGCGGTTGGTGATCAAGATTCTATGCGCACCAAGTCTCAGTTTGCGCCAGTTCCATATGATATAAGCATCACACTATCAGCTATGTTCGCTAATAATGAAGATGCTGTGCAAGTTGTTGAACAAATACTTCCATACTTTAAACCTGAGTTTACTCACAGCATGAAACTGGTTCCGGATATGGAACAACATTATGACATCCCCACCGTACTTCAGGGGATGACCATTGAAGACACATATGAATCTGATTTCCAGACCCGCAGAGCTATTATATATTCATTTAACTTTGTTGTTAAGGGATATATCTTTGGACCAGTTTCCAATAAGGGTGTGATTAAAAGAACCATTGTGGACTTTAATGTTGCTGAAGGCGACACCCTAGTAGATGTAACAAAAGGTCCAAATAAAAGATTGACCTTGACTCCTGGTCTATTAGCTAATGGTTCGCCGACTTCAGATTCTAGTGCCAGTGTGGCTCCATCATCTATATCAGCAAACTCAACATATGGCTTCGCCTTTGATAGTGAAGATTTCTTTGATGGTAAATTGAGATAAATACATGAGCATTAATTATGAAAAACATAGTAACAGATAATTTGAATCAAATATTTGATGTAGAGTCTGAGTTGGTAGATGATAATAAACCTTCAATAGTTCGCGAAGAACGAACCGACCTGCCTGACGATATAGCAAAAGATTACACATACGCAAGAGAAAACCTTTACGATGTTATTGAAAAGGGGAGTTCTGCCCTTGACGAACTAGTACATTTAGCAAAGGCTAGTGAGCACCCAAGAGCGTTTGAGGTCGTTTCGCAGTTGACTAAGACGCTAGTTGATGCTAATAAAGATTTACTCGAAATACAAAAGAAAGTAAAGTCCCTCAGAAAAGAAGATGAGCAGAAAGGTCCAAATAGCGTGACTAACGCATTATTCGTGGGAAGCACTTCTGAGTTACAAAAATTAATTAAAGGCGATGTCGAAGATGTATGATTATAAATGTAAAGTGGTAAAAGTGGTTGACGGTGATACAGTCGATGTAGATATTGATCTGGGATTTGGTGTCTGGATGCGCGATGAGCGTGTTCGTGTTATGGGGATTGATACCCCTGAATCAAGAACTCGCGACTTGGTTGAAAAGAAGTTCGGTTTAGCTGCGAAGGAAAGACTCAAAGGGTTACTCGGAAAAACATCAGTCCTTAGAACGCAAGTGAGTAAGTCTGGGGAGGACATGAAGGGGAAATTTGGTCGCATTCTTGGCGACTTTGATGTGTATTGCGCTAAGACTGATTCTTGGCGACCAGCCACTAAGATTATGATTGAGGAAGGTCATGCTGTTGAATATCATGGTCAAAGTAAAGATGACATTAAAGAAGCCCACCTTGCTAACAGAGAAAGGTTGTGGGAAGAGGGCATAGTTCCACGTGGCTAGTGAAACATACAACGGCAATCAACTCCTAAAGCGCAAAGGCGTTCAGATACAATGGGAGCATGATCATGTTAAGGAATTTATAAAGTGTTCCTCAGACCCGATATATTTTGCCGAAAAGTATATTCAGATAGTACATGTTGATCGTGGATTAATACCCATGAATCTCTATGATTATCAGCGTGAGATTATTAATAAGATTTCTCACAATAGACGTGCTGCTGTTGTAACTTCCAGGCAGGCTGGTAAGACTACAACTGCCGTGGCGGTTATCCTGCATTTTATATTGTTTCAAGAACATAAAACTGTAGCACTCCTAGCCAACAAGGGCGATGCTGCCCGTGAGATCCTTGATCGTATTAAAATAGCATATGAAGCATTACCCCAGTGGATGCAACAAGGCGTAGTTGAATGGAACAAGGGTTCGGTTCAGTTTGAAAATGGCTGTAAAATTATTGCTGCCGCAACATCTTCATCTGGTATTCGTGGTAAGTCGGTATCGTTCCTGTATATTGACGAGACTGCGTTTGTTGAGAACTGGGATGAGTTCTTCGCTTCTGTATTCCCAACAATATCATCTGGTGATACTACTAAGATTCTACTGACATCAACGCCAAATGGGCTTAATCACTTCTACAAAACGTGCGAAGGCGCAAGAGAAGGGACTAATGGTTATGAGTTTGTCGAAGTTTTATGGAAGGATGTTCCAGGAAGAGATGATAAGTGGAAGCTAGAAACTCTACAGGCAATGGACTTTGATTACGAAAAGTTTTCTCAGGAATATGAGTGTCAGTTTCTAGGGAGTTCGGGTACATTGATCGAAGGTAGTAAGCTAAAATCAATGGTAACTAAAGAACCAGCTATAGATAACGGTACGATGAAACAGTATGAAAGGCAACAAGATGGCAGAGCATACGCTTGCGTTGTTGACGTTTCTCGTGGTAAAGGATTAGATTATTCCGCATTTCAGATTATAGATGTAACTGAAATGCCATATAGGCAAGTTTGTGTGTATAGGGATAACTACATCACTCCAGCAGAATATGCCGAAGTAATATATAGAGCGTGTAAATCGTATAATGACGCAACAACCCTGATAGAAATTAATGATATTGGTGAGCAGGTTGCAGAATTATTGCATTTTGAGTTTGAGTATGAGAACATACTATTCACTGAAAGTGCAGGAAGATCTGGTAAAAGAATATCTGCTGGATACAGCAAGCGTTGCGATAAAGGTATAAGAACAACAAAAACAGTTAAGTCGGTTGGCTGTTCAATTTTAAAACTTTTAATTGAACAAGACCAGTTGATAATAAATGATTTTCAAACGATAAAGGAATTATCTACATTTTCAAGGAAAAGAAATTCGTTTGAAGCTGAGTCGGGTGCGCATGATGATCTGGTCATGTGCCTTGTTTTATTTGCTTGGTTGTCTGATCAAGCATACTTTAAAGAAATTACAGACATTAATACACTGATTGAGCTTAAAGAGAAATCTGATAAAGAGATGATGGACAATTTATTACCATTTGGTTTCCACGATGATGGTCTTCCAGATGAAAATGTTATAGAGTATCCTACGCAGGAGCCATTTGATATTAATGGATATGTATCTGCTGGGAACTTTGACAATTACTAAACATCAGGTTTTTATAAATATCATCAGTTGAATAACTATAAAAACTCTATTTTTTAAGGAGAATAGCAATGCCTTTCCAAGTAAGTCCTGGAGTTAATGTAAGTGAGATTGATCTCACAACGGTAGTGCCTGCCGTAGCAACCACAGAAGGTGGTTTAGTAGGTGAGTTCCGTTGGGGTCCAGCTGGTACACGTGTATTAGTTGATTCTGAAGATCGTCTTGTAAACATTTTCCAAAAACCCAACAATAATACTGCTGAGGATTTCTTCACAGCAGCAAACTTCTTAGCATACGGTAATGCGCTGTATGTTGTACGTGAAACCCCAACTGGTGCGTTAAACTCTGCTCAAGTAACTGGCGACGCTGATTTATTTAAGCAAGGCGCTGATGACACAGATTGGCCAACAACAGCACCGACTAACGGTTCTTCTTTCTTCGGTAAGTATCCTGGAGCATTAGGTAACTCGCTTAAAGTTTCTGTTTGCCGTGATTCAGTTGATTACAGCAGCTCAACCACAATAGACTTCACTGTTACTATTGACAGAAACAGTGACCAATTAAAGGTTCTTGATGTCACGAACCTCGCTGAAGTGACAGGTGAATTGGCTGTTGGTGATATCATTGAGCTAGGTGCTGAAAAAAGACGTCACAAAATCAAATCAATCGCAGCTGCTGTGTCTGATTTGGATGGTGATGTTGATTCCGAATCTGCGCCAGTACTGGATGATGTATTAATCACTTTAACATCAAAATATAAAGGTGATTCTGTATCTACTGTTGGCGCTGCTGCTCCAATCGTTCGCCACTGGGAATTCTCTGATGTATTTGATTCAGCTCCAGGAACTTCTTCTTATGCAGAAGGAAATGGTTCTGTAAATGATGAGATCCATGTAGTTGTAATTGACGCTGGTGGTGAGTTTAGTGGTACAGCTGGTTCAATCCTAGAATCATATACTGGTCTGTCTCTTGCTTCTGATGCTAAAACTGAACAAGGCGCTGGAAACTTCTGGGCTAACGTGATTAACGCTCAATCTCAGTATCTTGCTGCTTTTGATGGCGCTATCTTCCCTAACGCTGGTAAAACATTAGCTGAGTCTGTAACGTCTGCCTTTGGTGGAACTGGAGATACTACTATCTCGGCTCTAGCACGTGGCGCTGCGCTTTCTGGTGGTTTAGATGCAACTGATGGCACTACTTTACTGACAGCTGCCCAAAAGATTACTGGTTATGACTTGTTCGCTCAAGCTGAAGATGTTGACGTTTCTTTCCTATTGGGTGGTAACGCTGATCAAACTCTAGCATTAAAGTTAATTGATATTGCCGAATCACGTAAAGATTGCCTTGCGGTTCTTTCTCCTGAAAAGGATGATGTCGTAAATGCTGGTATCAATACAAGAGATAATGTTATCGCATTCCGTGACAGCTTATCTTCAACTTCATACGCAGTTATGGATTCTGGTTGGAAATATCTATACGACAAGTATAACGATGTATATCGTTGGTCTCCGCTGAATGGCGACACCGCTGGTCTTATGGTTCAAACTGACTTGACTCGTGACCCATGGTACTCACCTGCTGGTTATAACCGTGGCAACATGAAGAATGTTGTTAAGTTGGCATACAACCCAGGAAAGGGCGACCGTGATCAACTGTACAAGAAAGGTGTTAACCCAGTTATCACTCAACCTGGACAGGGTACTGTGTTGTTTGGCGATAAGACTTTGCTAAGCAAGCCATCTGCCTTTGATCGTATCAATGTTCGTCGCTTGTTTATCGTTCTCGAAAAAGCTATTGCTACTGCTGCTAAGTTTACTCTGTTTGAATTCAACGATGAGTTTACTCGTAGCCAGTTCACTAATTTGGTTGTCCCATTCCTACGTGACGTACAAGGTCGACGTGGTATTACAGACTTCCAAGTAGTATGTGACGGATCTAACAATACTGGAGAAGTTATTGACCGAAATGAGTTTATCGGCGATATCTATATCAAACCAGCTCGTTCTATCAACTTCATTCAGCTGAATTTCGTTGCGGTTCGTAGCGGTGTAGAATTCTCTGAAGTAGTTGGTCGAGTGTAATAAATATAACGTATAGAATCGGGAGATACGAAAATGGCGTTTAATGTAAATGAGTTCTCTGGAGCTTTGAAGGGGGGTGGAGCTCGTGCTTCACTTTTCCAAGTTCAGATTACTAATCCAATCAACGGTGTTGCTGATGCGCAAATACCATTTATGGTAAAAGCTGCTCAAGTACCAGCATCAACTCTTGGCGTTATCGAAGTTCCTTACTTCGGTCGTCAGGTAAAAATTGCTGGTAACCGCACTTATGCTGAGTGGGCACCCACGATTATCAATGATGAAGACATGGCTATTCGCAATGCTATGGAGCAGTGGTCAAATTCAATCAACTCTGCTCAAGGTAATGTGACTACAGCTGGAGGAACTGCTCCTAGTTTGTATAAGTCGAATGCTCAAGTTACTCAATACTCAAAAGACGGGTCTATTCTCCGTGTTTACAACTTCGTTGGTATTTACCCAACTGAAG